GGCCGCGAACATGCTCACGGCGACGATGATGGCCATGACGAACCCCAGGCCGCCGAGCGCGTGACCCACGTCGGAGGCGGTCAGGGGTGGCTCAGGAGTGAGCAGCTTGTCGCGGTAGCACATGGCGTCGTCTCCTTTCGCGGCGGCGTTTATTGGCCCGAGAGCGGGCGCGGCGGCGGGCGGTGGTCATGGCGGCCTCGTAAAGTTGGGCCGCCCCGGGGGAGGCGAGGCGGCCCGGTTGGGGGTTGATGGGTTGGGGAACTACTTTTTGCGCGGAGGGAAAAACGTCCCCTTGTTCCTTCTGCCAAGGCCAAAATTCCAAAGCTGACGCCGCGACCATTTCCAGCCGCTTCCGTGCGCAATGAGAAAGCCCGTGATGAAGTCGATTCGCCTCTGCCCTGTGTGCCCGCGCTTGTCGGCGAGGTAGGTTGCTTTCTGTTTGGCGGTCATTGATCCTCCTTTTGTCGAGTCTCGAAGCGGAGGGCGGCCGGGGACCAATGGCCGGCTTTTTGTGGCGAAGACTGGTTACCGCCTACAGGTCTAGTGGCGTGGCGCGCTTTCCACGCCGCGCCCTCCCTTCAAACCTCGACAAAGGGGCCGCCGCGTGGACGGCCCCGGGAAATTCCTTGGTTTCAAAAACCCCTGGTGCTACCCAGGCGCATGGACGTCTTGAAGGCGACCCCGAGTTTCGAGCAACGGAAGACAGGCGGAAAGATGCGCGGACAATGAGCAGAGTCAGCGGGATCAACGCGCAACACCCAACCATCGAAGGAGTCTCCGATGGAACGAAACCTGTCCGAACTGACCGGGCTTGTGTCCCAGGCGTTTACGTTGCTGGCGGCAGCGTTCGGCTTGTGGTCCAAGCTCTCCAAGTAGCCTAGCCCAACACTCGGGGCCGCCTTTAAGGCGTCCAGTTCTCGACGCGCCGCTAATCTCCCGGGGGTGGTTCCCGCTGATCGCTGACGGCCAGATTGTCAAAGATGCGTTGCAGTTGAACTGTTCGAAATTCTAGAATGGTTGCCCCTGCCGTCTCGTCTCCCCGTCCCTCCCCCTCCGCGTCTCGTCCGTCCCGTGGGAGCGTCCGGCCTGTGGCTGGCTCGTCATCCCGGTTTGCCGGCGTCTGCGTCAGGCTTGGTCAGGAGTCCCGCCGCGCTGCCCCGTTTGACCCGTGGGTGGACTTGGGGAGGTGGTGCGCGTCGGTGATTTGAAGACTATCCAAATTTGGGTAGCTATGCAAGGTGGATTTTCAAACTTGAATAGACGAGGCCCAAAAAAATCCCCGCCGGGACGAATCCGGGCGGGGAAATGAAAAGGCCCGCGTGGGCGGGCCTGGGGTGGGTATGAGTAGTTAGGGCTAGTCCTCTTGCTGGTCTGGGAGAGGCTGCCCATTCCCATTGGAGCGCTTCTTTTTCTGGCTGCCGTAGACAAAGACTGAGACAAGACCAACCAGGGTTCCGCCGGACAAACCAACGGCGGCCCATGTTTTTTCTTGCCACGCCAAGATTCCAGAGACGACTATAAGAGACATCGCAACCACAAAGCCAAGCCAAAGACCAAGCCTGGAATCACCGTCAGAGGCTCTGAGGTGGTCTATTTCAGCCTGGGTAGCAATTCTCTCTAGCTCTTGCCTGTGCTTTATCTGGATATCGGCCCATTCAACTATTGTTCTTGGCAAACCAGGGATGACAGATTCGTATGCGTGCAATTCGTCGGCCGATGGAATCGGCCCAGAGTGAGATTTAACTTGTTGCTGCGTGACGACAACTCGAGAAGGTCCATTAGGGGTCTGGGCCGAAGGGGTTGCTGAGGGATGGCCTGTTGGCACAATCCCCCTTCCGGGCTTTTTATCTTTTGGCATTCAAGTTGGCCTTCTCCATGGCCTTCCTGATGTCGGAACCGATGGCGCACCAATCCTGACGCAACATATCGAGATCGTTTCTTTTGGACAGAGCTATCCGCCTAGCGCGAACACGCCTCACGGCTTCTTTCCCGTAGCTCCCTGAAAAATCAAAAAGCCGACCAGCGCCGGCAAGCATGCTCAATAATCTGCTCACGTCGAGAGCCTCCGTTTGGGTTGCCCTTCACAGATTTTCTACGTTCATTTCGTAGCTCGGTCAATAACTCTGCACCTGGCCGGGGGGCAGATACCTCACCCAACCAACCCCGCCATCAACTCCTCGGCTGATCCGAATATCCGCCCACAACTGCACTCGATCATGGCATTCGCCACCGAGTGCGGCGTGTCCCCAGCCTGCCGAAAGTCCGTCCGCAGCCCGATCACTGGCAGGCCCCGGGCGTAGGCATAGCCGATCTCCCAGGCGGTGCCGTCGTCCACCTGTGTGCCGTCCAGGAGCGCGACAACGTGCGTGGCCGCGTGGATCGCGTCGCGGCAACCCTCGAAAATATACTGTTTGGCCTTGGGGCCGAGCATGGCCAGGTGGTCGGACTCGAACAGGTCGCCCGGCCAGGTCACGGAGGCACCAGGGAGCTGACGCAGACGGTCGCGGAGGTCGGACAGATAGGCGCGTTCGGCATGCGTAAAGAGGGGGCCGGCAAGGTAGATGTGCATGTCTTAATTCCTACACTCGGGGCACTGGCAAAATAGGTTCGTCAAAACAACCTTGCCGCAGCACTCGCATCGCTTAATTGGAGAGCTGTTTGTTTTTTCAAAGTATGTTGAGCTAAAGCCTGTGCATTCTGGTTTGTCTTTGACGATTCCGACATAGTCTGCGTCAACTGGTCCGTAATAGGCAGGAATGACATGGTTGTCGTCATCTCCAGAGTGATTCAGCCTTGTGAGCTTCCCCCGCCTCCCGCCGCCTCGTCCGCCTCCCCTTTTGGCTTCGGCATCTTCAGCGACAGCAGATATAACAAAAAATACGGTCACAAGCGCGAGGCACACAAGCCTTTTCATGCTCATTTCCCCGTGATGTCAGACCATGCCCAAACGCAACGGCCAACGATGGCGTCCTGAATCCTGTCGTTATAGTCACTCTTGAGGCTATATGACTCGGCCGGGTTTTCGGCCGCGTTTTCGCTGTAGAAGGTGATGAGCAGGTCGTGGTCAACCGGCTTTGTGGCAACCCGTTTCACCATGGCCCCGCCCTCCTGCCCAGGTTCGCGGACAAGGAAAATTCCACCCGGCTTCCCAGGGTCGCAGTCGTCGCGGTCAACGAGGACGATGTCGCCAGGGCGCAGCAAGGGGACCATGCTCGTGCTGCCCTTCTCGATCTCGACGGCCAGCAGATTGCGCTTGAAGCGGATCGCGTGCTGGTGGCGGTAGACCAGAACCCACGACTTGATTTCGTCGGTCGGCATCACGCCCGGACCGGCCCCGGCTTCGCCAACAAGGGGGACGGCAAAATATGCTTCGGACGGTGGGAGCTTTTGGCCGTCCCCAGCCGGGACGATTTTGGCGTCTACCCAACAGACGTCCCGGGCCAGGTCGGGGCGATCGTCGGGCATGGCGATCCTTGCCCCTACGGCGTCCAGTATTTGGCCGAGAATATCCGCCCTCGGCGCACCCTTTTCTTTGAACAGGCGGTTGATGGTGGACTGCGGCACGCCGCTAAGCCTTGCCAGCTCCGACTGGTTTTTCTTGTAGGGCTCCAAGGCCTTTCTGACCTCATCCATAAACGACATGGGCTTACTCCTATCTTCCCATAGCGAGGAGAAAGCCTTTTGTCCTGCCCAAGTTTGGAATTTACTTGTCGACAGCCTAACCGAGTTTCGGAAATTGCCCGCCGTTGTCATGTCCCGCAGGCAACGATCTGGCGGTTGCTCAACGTCGAGGACTCCAAGCCGAGCTACAAGACCATCCAGAAAATATGGCCTGTGCTTTACGGCGACCAATCCGGCCGCCCCCTCCCCTCCCAGCCCCAGGACGGTGCGGCGTGATGGACTGGTCCGTCGCTCTTTCCGGCGCTGTCGGCGGCATCGTTGGCGGCTTTATCGGCATGTGTCTGGCCCGGTTCGTTTTCGGCCGGCCGATTGTCGTCAACATCACAATGCCCAAGCCGTTGGTCACGATTAACGCCGCCGACAACTACAGGGTGTGGGAACAGCAATGACCATGCTCCTCGAATCCTCCCTGGTCCTGCTGGCCGTCTCCCTGGCCTCGTTCGCGGCGGCGGGCGTCATTTTCGCGGTGTGGCGGAAGAGACTGTGACCAGCCGCGTGAAACACTCCCCCGCCCTGGTCCTCCCCGTGACGATCCTCCCGCCCGGCACACACATGCGCGCCCCGTCGCCGCTGCCTGCGTCCACGGTCTGGGACCAATGCGCGCACTCGCTACAGGTCGCCGGTCGCATGGCCGCAGTCTCCCAGGGGCAAAGGCAGGCGGTAGCTCGTCTCCCCCGGCCAGCGCTCCAGGGCCATCCGCTCGGCCTCCCGGGCCATGTCCTCCCAGGTCGCGCCATCGGGCGGCCGGAAGCGGCGGAAATGGGCCAGGGCGGACGTGACGACGGACAGGGTCACGACGAGATGGCCGGCGCGGGCGCGGCGAACGGTGACATTCAGGTTTTGCATGTTTCGACGTTACCCAACGGCGGGCAAGCGTAAATTATAGCCTTTCAGGTGGTTTGTAATGCTGAAACAAATTCGGGATTTCAAAGAGCTGATGCACGAAGTGGTCATGGGCCAGGGCGCGAAAGTTCCGGCCAAGGTCGTGGCCGAAGAGCTTACCAAGCCCTACTTCACCCTTGCCCGAGAGCTTAACCCCGATGACGACGGGGCCAAGTTTTGCTCCTCGCTGATCCTGCCCACCATGAACATCACCGACGATGACCGCCCTCTTCTTTTTCTCGCCGCCAGTCGCGGCAAGCGCGTCGTGGACATCAAGCGACGCCCCGACGGCCGGGACATGGCCGAAGAATGCTTGCAGGCCTATCCGGCCGTGACCGCGTTCATCGAGGCAGCCCGGGGCGGCGTTTGTTTGCTCGACCTGGGGGAGATGCTCACCAAGGCCATCGGGGAGCTTGAGGATATTTTCACCCGCCGTCGCGAGGAGCTTGAAGCGCCCCGGGCTGCGGCGTCGGAGCGGTAGGCGCATGCCCCTCATCGTCCAATCCCACGTCACAAACCTCACGCCCGGCATGGAACGGTCCACGCTCGCGTCGGCCGGCCGGTCCGCCGAGACCAACGGCGACCGCATGGCCCTGGGCCTGCCCGGCCGGTGCGTTAGGGGTCGGTTTAAGCACCTGATCAGGCCGGAGCAATGTGCGGCGGATTTCCTGGCCGAGGTTCACGATTGCGCCCGAGACGGCGGTTGCACAACCGGCCGGCTTATGGCGGCGCGCCACAAGGAGGAGATCATGGCGTCGAGTTACGGAAGATGTCGCGTTGCGACCTGCCCGAACAGCAAAAAGCGCGTCCTACTGCCGGCTCTCGGCCTGTGCGCGACGTGTTACAAGGCCGATTTGGCAGCGCGGAAGAGGGGGCAGGCCCCGGTCGTGGCGGAAGGCCAGACGGCCAATAAAAGCCCGATCCTGGCCCCGGAAGAGGTGGCGGCCATGGGCGCCGTAGTGTCCACGGATGGCCAGGGTGATCATACCGGAATCACAGAAGAACATGGTGATAATGGGGTGGCGGCCGGCCAGGACATGGCCAGCCCCGTTTCCGCCCAAGACGTCACCTGTCACGATCCTGCGGCCGAGGCTGCGGCCAGGGCCAGCGACCCGGTGGAGTTCCCCGTGACCATGGCCGACGTGCGCGAGATCGTCGCCGACGTCATCGACGAGAGCCAGCCTTTCGTCCTGGCCGGCATCGAGTTTGAGCCGATGCACGAGCGGCGCAGGACTGGCGGAAACTACCTCACCGTGCGGGCCAAGAACATTGGCATCAGCGTGGACGCGGCCGAAGAGCTTGGCCTGAACGACTACCAGTTCGCCAGCTACACGGTCAGCAAGGACGGCTTGGCCGTGGCCGTCAAGTTCTCCATCGAGGCCAGACCCAAGGCCCTCAAAATCAGCCGCAAGACCGGCAACATCGTCATCAGCGCGCAGCCGCTCGGCAACCGCTACCCCGGGCTGGTCGGGAAGCGCGGCGTGCTGGAGTTCACCGGCGTCCGGGGCTGGTACGTGGCCCGGTTTGGTGGGGAGGTGGCGGCATGAGCGAGTCGGCCATGATTTCCGAACTCCAGGCCAGGAACTCTGAACTCGTGTCTAGGCTTCGCATCGCAGAACGCGCGGCCAATGACCGGGGGGCGGCCGTCTCTGCCATTCTTTACGCCTACCACCGGGCCATCGAAAAGCATCAGCAGTTCCCGGCCGCGCTGGACTCCCAGGGCGTCATCCTGGCCGAAGAAGTCCTTGAGCTCACCGAAGAGATCGTCCAGGCCGCTTTGGCCGCGATCCGGGCCGTCAATGACCACCGGGACGAAGCACCGAACATCGCCGGGGTGCGCGAGGAAGTGACCCATGTCGGGGCCGTGTGCCTGCGGATTTTGGGTAAGCTGGACGGGGTGAAGGCATGAGCAACGACGCCGTAAACCACCCTTCGCACTACACAGCGTTTCCGGTCGAGGTCATCGAGATCATCAAGGCCGCCCTCGGGCCGGATGGGTTTCGCGCCTACTGCTTCGGCAACGAGATAAAATACCGCATGAGGGCCGGACTCAAGGGCGACAACGCCGTCGAGGATGTCGCAAAGGCCATGACCTACAAGCGGTTCCGCGAAGAGGCGGAATAGTCATGCTGCGCCAGTCCGAACCAGAACGCCGCCGGATGCGGGATGATGCCGAGTCCTGCCGCGCCCGCCAAGAACGCTACGAGGCCCGCAAGCGCCAGATCGCGGAGACGGCCGTGGACGCCGACGACTACACCGAGCGCGTCATGCGGCTGGCCGAGGAGATGGGGATATGACCACCAAAGCCGCCCCTGGGCAGCATCAGGAAAAGGCTCACGCCAAAGTCCTGCGCGACACGCCGGCCCACAACTTCGACGCCGAAAAGATCGTGCTTGGCGCGATGGCGATGAAAGAGTCCGCCCGGGACCACGCCATATCCCGCTTGTCGACGTCGGATTTCTACTCGCTGCCGCACAGCAACATTTTCGAGGCCATGGCCGCCATGCACAACGCTGGCGCGCCCGTGGACATGGTCACCCTGGCTGATGCGCTGCGCAAAGCCGGGCGGCTGGAATCCTGTGGCGGCCCGGCCTACCTTGGCGAACTGCTCGAATCCGTCGCCTCGGCCACGGCCGCCAAGTCCTCCGTCGAGATCGTGCGCGACTGCGGCCACCGCCGCCGGCTGGCTGACGCTGGCCTCAAGCTCATCGACAGCGCCTATGACCCCGGGGCCGATCCTGTCGAAGCCGCGGCTGGAATACAAGCCATGCTCGACGCCGCCGCCGGCCAGCGCGAGGAATCCACTTCACAGGCCCCGGCCGAATTTCTCGACGCCTACGTTTCAGGGCTTGAGGCCCTGCAAGCCGGCGGCGGCGTGGTCGGCATCCCGACGCCCTACGAAAGCCTCAACTTCTACATCAGCGGCCTGACGCCGGGCGAAGTCATTATCCTGGCCGGCCGGGCCGGGACCGGGAAAACGGCCCTGGCGCTCAACCTCGCATGGCACGCGGCAGCCACGGGCTATCCCACGGGCATCGTGTCCATGGAGATGGTCAAGTTCGCTCTGACCAACCGCCTGTTTGCCGCCAACGCCCTGGTTGACGCGCAGAAGTTCCGCAATGGCCATTTCAACCAGCAGGATTGGGACCGGATTTACGACTATGCCGGCACGCTCCAAAAGGCTCCGCTCAAGATTTGCGACAAGCCGTTTCTGCGCCCTTCCGAACTCCGGGCCATCTGCCGGGACTGGAAGAAGAACTTCGGTCTGTCGCTTCTCGTGATCGACTATTTGCAGTTGCTCCAGCCTGAAACGCGGTCATCGAACCGTGAGCGCGAGGTGGCCGACATTTCGCGCACCATCAAGATCATCGCCGTCGAACTCGAAATCCCCATCATCGTCCTGGCCCAGCTCAACCGCGAGGCCGAGAAGGAAAAGCAGCCGAAGCTCACGCACCTTCGCGAGTCTGGCAGCTTGGAACAGGACGCGGACATCGTGCTTTTCATTACGCCCTGGAAGAACTCCGACGCGCAGCAAGATGCCGTCGTCGTGACCATGGACGTGGCGAAGGGCCGCAGTAACGCCGTCGGGAAATTCGACTTGCTCTACCGGAGGCGATTTCTCCGGTTTGAAAACCTCAACCGGGTGGATGGGTAAACGTCATGGGGTGGTTTCGCTGGCACGACGGATCGACGACAGACCCAAAATTTCGCGTTGTCGCAAAGCTCGCCGCCAAGACCGTCGATGGCGTGAGGCTGTCCGATGTTCTGGCCCTGTGGGCCATGCTGCTTGAGCGGGCGAATGGAGAGCGAGACGGAGTCATCGAGGGGTTCGACTGCGACGTGGCGGATGCCCACCTGGATATGCCTGAAGGGGCCGCTTGCGCGATAATCAAGGCCATGCAGGACAAGAGCCTCATATCTGGCGAGGCCGTAACGAATTGGGATAAGCGCCAGCCGAAAAAGGAAGACCTGACCGCCTGCCAGCGCAAGCGTGACCAGCGCACAAGAGAGAAAATGTCACGCGATGTCACGCCGAGTCACGAAGTCACGCAAGGCGTCACGCCATGTCACGACAGACTAGACAAGACTAGACAAGAAGAAATCCCCCCAACCCCCCTTCCGGGGGGCGAGGGCGTGGTTCTCGATTCGACCCAGGGAGAACAGCCCGAGGCCGAGCAGCCTTCAGCCGATCCCGGAGACTTTCCCAGCATCGAGTTTGAGCAGTTCTGGGAGGCCTACCCGCGCAAGGAAAAGAAAATCACCGCGTGGAAGGCCTGGAGGGCGCTGGGACCTTCACGCCCGGGGCTGGCAAATATCCTCGCGGCCGTGTGCCGGTTTGCGGAAAGCGACCTCTGGCAAAAAGAGAACGGCCGCTACGTGCAGCAGCCCCACAAATGGCTCGAAGGCCGGCGCTGGCTGGATGAGCCGACCACGACGGCGGACGCCCAGGAGGGTCCGCCTACCGTCAGGAGCTACAGCGACGAGCAGCTTGCGGCCATGGGCATCACGGGGCGCACGTGGTGAAAGCGCTTCCGCCTCAATCTTCCGTCGCAAAAGACTTCTGCGAAACGAACTGCGTCATGTGGAAAGTCAAGTTTGGCGGCTGTACGGCCGACTGCGATGCCGTGATAGGCGGCCGGGTTAAGGGCCTGTGCATGTGGCACGAGGATGAAATTTTGGAACGCAATCCGGCTGGATTGAAAAGAAGGAAGCAGTGATGGCGCTTAATCGCTACGAGTGCATAGGCAGAATCGGGAGTTTAAAACTCACATACCTGCAAAGCGGCACGCCGGTCATGGAAATCAGCGTGGCCGTTGACGAGTCGTACAAGGACCGCGAAGGCCAAAAGATCGAAAAAACCGAATGGGTTCGCGTCAAAGCATTCGACAAACAGGCCGAGTTTTGCGATAAGTGGCTCCGAAAAGGCAAGCTCGTCTACGTCGCGGGGAAACTTGCAACGCGGACCTGGGAAAAAGACGGCCAGAAGCATTACCAGACCGAAGTGCTGGTCAACTCTCCCGGCATGGGTGTGCAGCCTCTGGAGTGGCCGGACAAGGACGAGCAAGGGCAGCAGCAGCCCCGGGGGAATCAGACCTCCGGCCGGCAGCAGGGGCATTTCCCGTCCGAGTCGAGCGGCATGGACCAGATGCCCGGCGATGACGTGCCCTTCTGACCCCTCAAATCCTTCACCAGCCGGCCAAGGAGCGACTTTTCGACGCGGGATGAACATGGGTTCGGGTTTGACCGCAAAACGCAGCCACGGGGCAAAATGAGGGAAAAATGGAAATAGCCGTCAAAAAGTACCGGATGACCTACGACGGGCGCGGCTATGTGCTCGAAAAACGCAGCACAACCAAGGCCGGCGAGGTGACTTGGATCGACCCCGGCTACTACGGCACGATGGAGAACGCTTGCGTGGCCCTGCTGCGCCGGCTGACGAGCGACGGACTCCGCGAGGACCGGCCCGAGGTCGTTGACCTGAAGTCGCTCATCGAGGCTATCGGACAGGCCAAGGCGGATGTCGTGCGGGCGGTCGAGGAATGGCATCCCAGGGTCGAGTAGTCGCATGAAACAGCAAGCCCAAGACCGCGCCGACCAGGGCTACACCCGGCGAACCCCGGTGAGGTGTGGCACATGCCGATACCGGGACGGGGAGCGGTGCGGCGTCGGTGGATTCCCCGTCGCGCTGTGGGGTGTGTGCGGGCTGTGGGCTGAGCAGAAGACGAAAACCAGCAACCCGGCCACGTAGGCCGGCAGGACCAGGAGCAGGACATGGACCAGAACGAAATCATGCGCCACGCGACCGACATCGTGCGGATTCAGGCCGGAATCAAAGAAATGACCGCCGAAGAGATCACCGACATGCTCACGAAGGTGGCCCGGGGCATCGAAGCGGCGGCCGGCGGCGGCGTGGCGGCGTGCGACCCCGACGAAGGCCCGGCCATGGACGCCAAGAAGTCGATCCGTGAGACGTCTGTGACCTGCCTGGAGTGCGGAAAGCGCTTCAAGGTGCTGACCAAGAAGCATCTGGCCACCCACGGCCTGACCCCCGACGAATACCGGGCCAAGTACGGCATGAAGAAGGGTCAGCCCTTGGCCTGCAAGGCCCTGGCCAGGGAGCGGCGCAAGAAGATGGGCGAAATGAAGCTGTGGGAACGCCGCCATAAACCCGAAACCCCGGTGCAGCAGTAGGAGGACGACATGAGCGAGAAGCAGGAAGTTTTCACCCGGCAAGACCTGATCGACGCGGTTTACAACAGCGGCGTCATGACCAAGGCCGACGCCGGCCAGGCCGTCACCCACGCCATCGCCGCCATCAAGCAGGCGGTGCAGGCCGGCCGGAAAGTCTCGATCCGCGAGTTCTTGACCATCGAGACCAAGGACGCGGCCGAGCGCCAGGGCCGCAACCCCAAGACCGGCGAACCCATCACGATCCCCGCCCACAAGCGCGTGGTCGCCAAGGCCAAGTTCGAGGCGGAATAGCACCCGCAACAGCAGCGGCCCCGGTAACTATTCCGGGGCGGGAGGGTGGCTTGAGCCGGACGACACGCAACCATGAGGCCGCGAGCGGATTCGGAGCAAGTTGGATGTGCCGAAAGAAGTGGTGCCGCGACCATAAGCCCTGGTTCAAGCCGCCGCGTTGGTACAAGGCCATGAAAGAGCGCATCCGCCGCGCCAGGGACACGAACTCAATGCGCCAGGGTCGAGAACCCGAGCGCTGGCGGAAAACGAATGTCTGGGAGTGGACATAATGCGCAAAGCAGCCCGACGCGATGACAACCACGCCGAGATCGTCCAAGCCCTGCGGCAGGTCGGATGCACCGTCCAAGACCTTGCCGCAGTTGGTGACGGCTGTCCCGACATCCTCGTCGGTTTCCGTGGCCGCAACCTGTGTCTGGAAATCAAGGACGGGGCCAAGCCGCCCAGCGCCCGCAAGCTCACACCGGAACAATGCGTGTGGCACAAGGACTGGCGCGGCCAGGTCGTCGTGGTCGAGAACGTGGATCAGGCCCTGCAGGTTGTGACCCAGGCCCAAACGGTCCGCGTTTAGAAAAGGGGGGGAGGAAACGGTGAGCGAGTTGACGTGCTGCCCGAAGTGCGGTGGGAAAATGGTGGTTGTGGACACGGACCCCCTGACGAAATCGCTCGTCAGGGTCAGGCGGTGCAAGGACTGCCGCTATTGTGTGGCGACCGAGGAGACCGTGACCGCCATCGTCAGCCAGGGGCAAGCGGCGGCGCAGCCCAGGGCGTGAAAGATTTTTCCTAAATAACCCCTATAGCCCCTATTTAGGCAAGATTGCCTGTCCCACGGTTCGTTCATGTGATTCCCATAGCCCCCATAAGCACATGGGGGCCGCATGGGACTGTCAGCCGAGATAGAACAAGCCATAGGTGAGGCCGCCGAGGCCGCCAATCTGCCCGTCAATCTCGTTCGGGCTGTCGTCATCACCGAGTCCGGAGGCAACACCGCTGCCATCCGCTACGAACCAGCATTTTTCCTCCGCTACATCCAGGGCAAGCCTCTCTCCTACGTGCCGGCTGGATGCTCTCGTGACACCGAGGGCGTCGGCCGTGCCCACTCCTGGGGCCTCATGCAGATCATGGGCGAGACTGCCCGGTGCGTCGGTTTTCGGGGATGGTTCCCTGAACTCTGCTCGCCGGCCGTTGGCCTGCAATGGGCCTGCGCCTATCTGCGTCGCCTGGCCGACAAGTACCTGGCTGACGACGATTGGGACGTGGTGCTGCGGGCCTACAATGGCGGACCGGGCAATCGGCACAACACGGCCAACACGTATCCGGCCAAGGTGCGCGCCAACGCGGGGAGCCTGACATGGTAGACCTCGCCAAGCTCAT